TCGGCCTGGCCTATCAATTAAAGCGGGAGGAAGCTTTTCTGGATAATTTGATGTCAAAATCGTAACAACACCCTTGCTCTTTGAAAGACCATCCATCTCAGTTTTCAAAAGATCTACAGCCCTACTGTGTAACCAGTTATCAATATCCTCGATAAAAAGAACTGTCGGGGCAAGCTCCCTGGCCATTCTCATTCCGTAGCTTATCCCACCAGATGCACCAGAATGCATAAGGTCTCTAGCGCTAACCCAAATGAATGTAGATTCTGCTTTATTCATCAAGATTCTGCCAGTCAATGTCTTTCCTGTTCCAGGAGGTCCCATGCCGATGATACCACGATTTGCTAGGTCCTCTCCCTTTTCATTAATCAAAGAAACAACTCGCTTCATGGCCTTTTCATTAATCGGATCAAGGAATACATTGTCCCAATCATCATCTGTGGTCTCAAGGAACTTTCCACCGAGAGAAAATTTTTCCCCCTTCAGAAAGCTATTATTGTTTGCCCAATCAATCATTTTGGAAAAAACTGCCATGCTGTCTGTCTTCTGGCTAGAATCGGAATAAGCCGTGATATCAAGTCCACCATAATCAGGACTACGGGAAATTATAACACGTCTCTCCTCATCATCTTCGCCTTTCTTATAAAAGCCCATACCGCGAACTAAAAAGTCATTACTTACTTTGGAATTGAGCTGGACAACATCATAGTGCGGAGGACTCTCTGATCCGTCATAAAGAAAATTCCGAATAGTAACAGGATCATAATCTTCAAGAGCCTTATCTAATCCTGTAAGATAAGTTCCCATCAAAGCATAAGGCACAAACACACTTGAAACAAAAATATTTCTGATCTCGCAATCGAGCCATTTAGAGGCCATCCCGTAAAGTACAGTCGAAGGAGGAACCTCTACCGTGTCGACATCAAATTCTTTGCTTAAGGAATCATTCCATCGACCTGACGCCAGTTTCTTACCATCCTTCTCCATAGCTTTGAACTTGATAGAAGAAAAACTTCCGCCAGCTGAAGCAATCTTTCCTTCAGCCGATAGAGTCACGGCTGCGGGAGTCTCTGGCTCTTCATAAAATTCAATCAAAACATCTCCATCTTTCATCTCCACAGCATCAAAATCTTTATGATCCGCTACCCATTTCTTGGATTCGTCCATAGTCCATTTATCAACACCAAATAGATAGCTTTGAGTCTTGGAATCCCCATCAGGATCAGATTTCAATTTGCCTATGACAGCCTCAACCCCTTTGCCTTCCGAAATATCAATAGTCTTGAATGAGTCATCAACAAAATCTGAAGCATTCTTTATAGGGATCTGGTGATAATCACCTGTAGTTTCTGCCTTATCTGTCAAGCCATCTACTGATTTCTCTCCATCTTCTGTTGATGTTTTGACTTCATCAGTCCAGACAGTCAGGGTAGCACCATTGGAATCAGTAGTCTCAACAGTTATGGATTTATTCGATGGTGATGGGCCTTCTTTGAATTCTATGATATATCTGGAATCCGTCTCTGAGATGGTTTTTATATCATCAATGCTCAGGACGCCTTTGCTTATGGCAATCTCAAGAGCATCGGGATTAGATGGCACAGGGACATCACTATACTCAAGCAGCAGCCATTTTGGAATTATATTCCTAGCGCCTTTTATATCTTTTTCATCCAGCCCTAAAGACTTCAGATCAAGAGTGTGAAAATCTTTCTGTTCCACAATCGCAAGAGGAATGAACCCTATACTCTTAGCCATCGGGAACCCTTCTTTTCTATAATTCCAGATCTGTTCAGCAAACGGGTTTGCTTTTTGTGACGCATACTGAGTTTTTGATACTATGCCATCATCATCTGATTTCATCCAGAGAGACTTCCCAACTGGAAGGATACCATAGTTGTGTCCAAATAATACAACAGGATGCTTTCTGTAATGATCCAGGACTCCACCACTAGGAACAACAATATCTCCATCCCTGTCCACAGACTTTGTTGTTATGTAGTCCACAGATGAACGCTCTCCTTCTTTGAACTTCACATCATGTGGAGTTATTCCTTTCCGGATGAATTGAGCATCCTCTGATTTAAGACCGTGTTCCTCCATAGCTGTAACGGCCCACTTAGGCAGCCCAATGTCCTTTGCTTGGTACTTCTTAGTAATTAAGTCCATCTCTACCTCCCATGGTTTTGAAGCCTTTGAATAATTAGTTCGCCAAGATGATTGGAAATACCCTCGATGCCACCAGAAAGAATTCTCTTCAGCCCCTCTTCATCAGGCACAGATGGAACCCAACCATCATTATCTTCATTTTCTGGTCCCTCGCCTTCCCCTAAAGGGACCATGTTTTTATTAAGTATAGGCTTATCTCCCCATGGAACTGGATCTTTATTGTCTTCTTCCCTTTCCATATTAATATTAGAATAGCCTGATTTCAAATGAGATTCTACTTGTTTCAATCTAAATTCTGGATCAATAGGAACAGGATTATCGAAAGCAACAAATAGATTTTCATCATACTGAGGAGAAAGCTTTTCATTAATCTTTTCCTCCGTCCGTATGAGCCTAGGGCGTATAGCATCCCTCATAAAATTCTCATTGGCTACTGTAGCATTGGCCCTAGTCGAATCTTTATCCCATAAACCAAGAGATTGGCCGTAAGCATTCAAAATCTCTTCTTTCACATACGGTCTACCTCTCAAAAAACTAAGATCTTTTGGTGTAGCCCCGTAAGATTTGTACTTTACTCCCTTTTCCAAAAGAGGCGACTTGCCAACATTCTCCGTACCACGAAATGTTTGATCTATCTCTTGCTTCAGTCTTTCAAACTCATATGTGCTAAGCTCATTATCTGTCTCGAAAGCTCCCTCAAGACGACCCATATTCTGAAATATGAAATTCTCATAACGGTTTATATTTCTGCTAATATTATACGAGCTAGTCACAGCCGACAACGGACTCTGCCCATAATAAACATTAGTTGGGGATGGCATCTTGAAATGGACAATCTCACCTTCTTCGAAAAACTGCTGCTGCAAACCCAATCCGTAAACATACCCCTTTATAAAATCAATAGGATCAGGAATGATCTGAAAGCTAGCCGGAGGAATCACCCATAATTCTCTAGGGATGCCAAGCTTATCTTTCAAAATGTACCAGTAAGCATTTCCGCATAATTCCTGATACAGATCAGTTATTTCAAAAAGACTAAATTGATTCATATAGCTATTAACGTGTCTAAATAGCTGTAGCATAGGGTGTTCCAAAATCTCCACTATTTCTACTGCTTGCTTCACTTGCGGCAGATTTAACAATGATGGCCTGTTTCTGATGTCTGCCTCTTTCTCCCTTGAAATTGCCTTAAACTTGTAATTCTTTAGTGGGTTCGTGTTTGGCTTGCCGGCATAAACCCTAATTGGAGTGGAAGCGACAGCTGTTGCATTCTTAGAAGAAGCTGTATAAACCCATCCAGTGTAAGCCTTTAAATAATTTGCAAAATTGCTATCCGGCAGAAGCCCTTTATTATAAGAAAAAGGCCACAAAAGCTTGCCGATCAGCTTATTGCCTCCATTCCTACGGGAAATATCGATATTCGTAAACGGTATTTTCATAGCAATCTCGCTCTAGGTCTTCCTGATCCTTTTACGAAAGTTAAACAAAGAGAATCGCCCTCATCAGGACTTCTGTTCAGTTGCTTTCTCATATCATCTTTGGAAGTGACTTTGATCTTGCCACCCTGGATTACATACTCTGGAACAATCAGTTCTTCAGTCAATCTTTCTGATGGGGGCAGCATAGCAGTAGGGTCTGTTTTCAACCACTCTCTTACCGCCCACCAAAGCTGATCTCTCAATAAACCGAATTCACCTAACTCTGATTTCTCTGTTGGAGAAGAAGCAACCATAATTCTCTTGGCATTGCAATGAATAATCTTCATTGGCGATTCAGATTTGCATTCAGAATTGGGGCACTCGGCATCATCTCTGGAGTTTGGTTCTGCAACAACTTTCCCACATGCTTCACACTTCATACGGAATGTCATATTCATCGCAGGGGCAACCCCGGCGCCAACACCAGTAGAATCTACATTGATTACTCTCCCCTCTTTCTCATGATAAATCAGAGCCCCTCTCTTGGCACTTTGGTGGACATCCATTCCGTGCCATTTTTCTATCGGCGGTACAAAACCACCATAGCGGCAGCACAAGGTGTTGTAATCTTCACCTAAGTCTGCTGCATCAAATCCAATAGATGGGTTCACCCCTACTGGAGGATTCTTCCCGAATTCTGCAACATAAAGATCATATCTACTTCTAGCTTTATCTACCCAATCTGTGCTTATCAACTGGTGGGCACTTTGAAGAGGATATTCACCAAGAACCATATAGCTATATTGTGGCTCCTCAATAATTCTATATCCTGGCTGAAGAGGAGGATACTCTTCCATCCTATCGTTTTTAGCGATAGCACCTTCTAGAAAATCTGGCACTTGGAAAATTCCTGGCTTAAGTTGGTCGCCTTCATTTTTTGGACAATCTCCAGGTTCTGCAGGAGTAGTCCATTCATTGATCCTCTTGACTGTTTGATCTCTAGTTACTGCACCAGGAATAAGATCCTCTCCAGAGATAACATTAGGATGATCAAATGCCGTCATAGTGACGACTTTACACCTACCATCACGAATCATCCTATAGACAGCGCCCATTCTACGCTTCGGATTAAACATCACTAGTAATCTTGCAAACCCACCACTCATGCAGGATTCAATAGCTCTGTAAATCTCATCTGGAATAGCATCACCCTCATCAAGGACAAACAAAAGGTTTGGAGCGTGCATTCCAGAAAACTTAGCTTCTCTCTCATCCTCGGATCCACTCATGGGAATTGAGACGCCAGTTATAAAGCTCTTAGGATCATCTTCTGGCTGGATGTGAAGGCTTGTTATTCTATCATTAGCAAAAACTTCAGGGCTTAGTTTAATCTGCATTCTAATTTCGCCCCACAACTTTGCTTTTAGATTTCTTTCGGCAGGAGGTGCTGTAGCTGTAATGACTTGGGCATCGGGTCTGCATTTCTGGAACCAAATGGAGAGAAGGCTTGCTGCGAAAGTTTTACCTACAGCGTTAGCAGAGACAGCTATTGTTACAGGATTCTCAACAACAGCATTCATCATACGTTTGATATCAACTGTCAAGACTTGCCCCAAAACATCTTCGCAGAAGCCAGAAGGATCCAATAGGTAATCAGATACATTAACCTCAGACAGAAGATCATCAATCTCATCTTCAGAATACTGATGGATGATATTATTCACAATATCATCAGTATATTCGCTAAGATCTAATTCTTGTGGTTCAGGCATTAAACAGCCCTCTTTGATGGTGGGTTAAGCAATTTCAAGTTGGTTTTGGACTTTGTGTTGGATACTCTTTTGGCAAGTTTGGCGCGGACAGCATCTCTTATTTGTGGAGGCAAGCCTTCTAACAGCCTTGCCAATGCAATTTCTTTATCCATTCTCTCAAGTTCGTTAAGGCCGAGTAAATCAATTTCACCCTTCAAAGCTCTCAATACTGTATCTAACTTTCCAGCTTTCCAAGCAGCATTTTTTACCTCACCGAATTCTGCCATAACTCTGGCTCGATGGTCGGTAATATCTACAAGCATCTGGCCTTTCCACTCTGCCTCTATTTCCTTTAAATCATTAGAGATGGTTGTGATAGACCAAGGCTGGTTTGTTTCCGGATTTGTTAGCCCTTCTTCTTCGAGCCACACAGCAATCTGGTTCAGTGTCATCCCTCTAAGCTTTGCTTGGGATATGGCTTTCCTTCTAAGCACAATCAAATGCTCATCTGATCTTTTCAATGTCATGTGACAGTCCTATTAATAAGATGATACATATGATAAATCTACCCTACTACATGAAGTATAAAAAGTAAAGATAAATTTTAAAAACTGATCCTATTGTAAGCATCATTTTCAAGAAAACCAGCTAGACAATCTCTAACTATGCTAGCCTTACTTATGCCATGAGTTCTCGAATATCTGCCGAGCTTTCTAGACATTTCAACTGGAATTGTCAAAAATAGTGGCCTATCTCCATTCGAGATGTCTTCATCTGGATCCTCTGATTCTTTGGCTATCCTTCTGGCTTCCCTATAAGACATACCATGCAGATCTTTAAAGATCTGCCCAGCCCTAGCCTTTGTTACACCAATGACATCAGAAATATCTTTAAGACTAAACTTGGCTTCATTTTTGTATACTGTATCAAATTGATCCAGAATACTAGCACCATATTTAGATATCAACAAACTCCGGTATGCGTTGATATCCTTCTTTGCTTTTGGCACCTCTTTATTTCTATCTGGTCTTTCCATTCCGGGCAAATCCTCTCTTCATTTTCTTTACTTCGTATTCCATAACTTTATAAAAGTAAAGAAAAATTTTAAATAGCCCTTTACTTTTCCTTTTATTTAATATATAAATAGGAATCTTTTAAATAATTAATCCATATACTTATCCATCGGAAGGTTAATGTATGAAAGAAGGAAATTTTTATTTTACTTTTTTAGCGGTCCCTGCTGAAGTTTTCCTGAACCCAAACCTGAGAGACACAGACAAATTCCTATTTTCATTAATTAAAAATATGAGCACGAAGCACAAAGAGTGCTGGGCTAGCAATGCTTATTTTGCTGATATATTGAGAGTAACGAAAAGAACCATCACTTCAGGTCTCGGAACCTTGACGGATGGACACTATATCCATATTTCTATGCCTGGAGGAAAACGGAAAATATTCGTAGATGAAACTTACATAAAACGATATTCCCACCTTGTAGAGCTGTTCAACAGAGCATACATAGATGATGACACCTCTGCAAGAGAGGAATATAAAAACTTATGTTGAGACCAATCCGAAAAACAACTCAGAAAAAATCTGTGGAGTCTCTGATAATTATTCTCGAAAAAGATATTGAACCAAAATTCGGCAATAAGAGAAAGTATCTATACAAACATCTTATTCATGAAGACATCCAAAATAAATATCACAAAATACTTTTCAAGATTGTTAGATTCTTAGAAGAACTCAAAAGTTCTGGCGGGTACAAGAATCCTATGGAAAGCATCATTAGAGATTATTTGACATCACTCTATTCATATTACTGGAGATTTGGTAGAACTCCTACTATCTTTCAGCTATCCCCAAGCAAAGGGAATCAAATCAAATTTCAAGAATGGATTATAGAATTTGAAGTCAATGAACAAGAGCCTTATTGGTTTAATAGGCTGTCAATAGACTGTAGCCCTGTGGACTTTGTACAGGATTTCAATATAGACACAACTATTGCAGAGGTGTAGTACATGGAGCTATCCCCGGAAGATCAGGACAAAGTCCTGTATCTATCAGTATTAGATGATGAATTCATTGCTAAGATTGTAAAGAAGAAAGTGAAGCCAAGATACTTTTCTTCTTCGATCAGACAGCATGTATTCAGAACAGCGTTAGAATTTTTCTCAGAATATGGCACTGCGCCAAAAGAAGATATAACTAGGTCTTTGGAGAGAAAGCTATCTGAAAAAAAGATCAAAGAGGATGACAGGGAGCCTCTGTTTTTATATCTTGAAAAAATATTCAGCATGCCAAGTTTCCAAGAAGACCCTCTATTCGATGAGTTAGATCTGATAGTGAAAGAGAGGATAATTAATACAACGATAAATGATCTTTTGAGAGCGCAAGATAGACTGAATACTGATTTAGATAAGCCGATAAATATAATGAGGGATGCCTTATTAGAAGTCGATAATGTAACAGGGAATCAGATAATAGAAGACATCATATGGGATCCTAGCGAAGATATCAGGCCGAGAGAAGTTGTTGCTCCATTCGGCATAAGTAATCTTGACAAAATGCTGAAAGGAGGAATCAGAATAGGATCTTATACGATTCTGCAAGCTTTCACTAATGTAGGGAAAACTTGGTGTATGATACATCTAGCTAAGATGGCTAATAGATTTGGAAATTCTGTATTAGTCATTCCAACAGAAGCTGCAAACTCTTTAGTCAGATTGAGATTCAGGATGTCATTCACAGGACTAACTGATGATGAAGTTGTAGATAATATAGGCCACGTCGGGGAAGTGATGAGGAATAGTATGCTAGGCCACTCAGGGACATTCATTGTTTCCGAAGAAGAAAAGATGATGAGCGTTGATGATATCCCTGCTTTAGTAGAAGAAACCGAAAATGTGACAGGGAAGAAAATCAAGTTAATATTGCTGGACTCTGCTGACGAGTTGCAGCCGCCAAGAGGAAGAAGATATGACCATCAGAGAGCTGAAAACACAGCTATCCACATCGATCTAAAGAATTTTGCAAAAGCTGAAGATATAGCCATAGTATCAACAGCCCAAGTAACAAGAGATGGAGAGACGAAAAAATGGCTTGGTCCATCAAATGTTGCAGAAAACTTTGAAAAAATACGAAAAGCAACAATTGGCATAAGTATGAATGCAACAAAAGAGGAGATTGATAAAGGCTATTTCAGATACTGGCTTTTCAAGCACACGGATGGTAATGTAGGGGCAAGAGGTTGGGTTCGCCACGATTATACGCACGGCCAATTAGTGGCAAAATACGGCAGATATCAAAGAGACATTTATGATACCATGATTAAGGAAGCTCCATATTTAGAAAAATGAATTGGAATGATATAAAAAAATACGATAGAAAACAGCTCTTGAGCCTAGTCCCTAGCGGTTTCCATTTCCACACGCGCCCTTGGACTCACCAAATAGCCTCTCTTGTTGCATCGATAGCAAATGATGGATTCTTGTGTGCATTAGATTTAGGCACAGGGAAAACAAAAGCGTCTATCGATTGGATTCGTTATATCGATGATGGACAGAAAGATATCAAAACATTGGTTGTCTGCTTGAAGCCAGCTATAGAAAACTTTGCAGATGAAGTGAAATTGCACTCTAATCTGAAAGCAACATGCTTAGTTGGGCCAACCAAAGACCGAATGAAATTGCTAAAAGAAGATTCCAACTTCTTTGTAATTAATTTCGAAGGCTTAAGAAATATGTTGAGCAAAAAAGTGCTCAATAAGCGCACAGAGAAAAACCAGCTATCCGTAGACCACCAGAAGCTATCTATTATGATGGAAGCTGGTGGTTTCAGGTCGTTAATAATAGATGAATCTCACTTAGTGAAAACTCCAGGAACATTAAATTTCAAATTGATGAGTAAGATTGCCCAGAAAATTCCAGATAGGCTATTGCTGACCGGGACTCCATTTGGGAATTCACTATTAGATATCTGGTCTCAGTATTTCATAGTAGATTTCGGGGAAACCTATGGGACGTCATTTAGTCGATATAGGGAGGCATATTTTGAAAATAAAGGTTATTTTGGACCAGATTGGAAAGTAACAGAAAATGGTAAAAAAAAGATAACAGAACTCCTGTTCTCTAAAGCGATCAGGTATGAAGAAAGTGAAGTTGACGAGCTTCCTACAAAAACTTTCAGAACAAGAAAGTTCAGACTCACCAAAGAGCAAAGGGTGAAATACGAAGAAACCAAATCTATGAAACACGAAGTTGAAATCATAGACAAAGAAATGGATATCTTCGGCAATATAACCAAAGTCGGAACTGGAGAGATGAGAGAGGCTGGAGGATCAAGGCGTTATACAGGATTCAGAATGATTTCAAGTGGATACTGGAGAGATGATGAAGGGTCTTATCACAGATTCAAAGAAAATCCAAAGTTGGATCTGCTTTGGGAAATCATCGGTGATACAATCGAATACAGGAAAGTAGTCATCTTTACAGAATTCATAGAATCTCAAAGCCTATTGTCTGACTTCTTCCGCAAGAAGAAAATCAAGTTTAATAACATGAGCGGCTCTACTAAGGGGCCGATAGCAGATCAATGGAGACAGTTCCAAGGTGATGACTCGTATAGGCTCATGCTTGCCAATATGAGATCTGGTTCTGCCAGCGTAAATTTATTTGCTGCAAATTATTGTTTCCATTATGAATTAGGCGGGTCCGCTTTGAATTACAGGCAATCAGTAAAAAGAATTCATCGTGGCGGGCAAACAAGGAGATGCTTCCTGTATAACCTGATAGCAACTCAAACAGTAGAAGTAGGTATGGCTAGAAATCTTAAAAATGATGTTGATGCCTTTTCGGGCATTATGGATCATAAGGCGTTCATAGATGGTAAATAATCTTGTAATATGCCCAATGAAGATAGTGTGCAGGAGGGCTCTTGGTGCATTGGAAGCGAAATGTCCACATTCTGTTGTCCACATACCGATACACAATTCTGAATGCGATGACACCCTTTGCAATATTGTCGGACACCAAGTCGGTTGCGTCAACTGTGATATATATGGAAAACAAATAAAAGTGAAAACACCACCTCCACCACCGGTAAAAAAGATGAAAAAAGATGATGGCCGAAATCTAACAAGAGATCTGAAAATATGATAGATGTCAAAAACATATTAGATGAATTAGATATTGATTACAAGAGAGGCGGCAAAAATGTTGGCTCCAATGATATCAATATTGATTGCCCTTTCTGCGGCGCAGATAAGCACCTTGGTATTGCGGCTGGTGCTGGGTACGTGAATTGCTGGATATGTGAATTTGAAGATGCTTATTATGAAAATAAATCTGGAGATATGATCAGACCGGGGATTGTTCAAGTCTTGATCGAATCTACCGGGGAAAGCTGGCATAAAATAAAAGACATCCTTCAAAGGAATGGATGGGAGCCTTTCGATTCAGCAGGAAAACCAAGTGAGCTGAATTTAGCAGATAAGTGTCACCTCCCTAAAGAAGCTCATAAATTTGATAGTGGGGCGCACAGCCAAGCAGCATTGGGATATCTGATAAACAGAGGGTTCTCTGAGAAAACCATAGAAAGATATAAGCTCCAGATAGCAGAATCTGGTCCATACAGCTATAGGCTGATAATCCCGATATATTTCAATGGAGAATTGGTATGCTATACATCAAGAGATTATACAGGCAAGCAAGAAGACAGGTATAAGAATGCTTTCTTTACAACATCGAAAATCCGTATTAGGGATACTTTATATAATTATGATTCTGCAAGTAGATTTAAACATGCTTATATGCTGGAAGGGCCTACTGATGCTTGGAGGATGGGATTTGACTCATTTGGTGTATTCAGATCAAACCTATCAAGAGGGCAGAGGAACTTAATAATTGAAGCAAGATTTGAATCCCTGACGATAATATTTGATCCAAAAGCAACAGGGAGAGCATACCAAGCAGCATCAGAGCTCTCCCCTTTCATACCAAAAATCAAGGTGATCCGTCTAACAGGCAACAAAGATGTTGATAAGATAGGAAGAACTAGAATCATAGAAATGGAAAAAAAAGAACAACTATACAGGGGGTAGGATGGTAAATACTATTGGAGGAATTAAACACATCTGTGACAAAGGGTATTTGTGCACGAACACCTCGTGTCTGCACATAGGCTCTCATGATGTGACCGAAAGCTGTATCAAACAAGGATGTGAAGCTATTGGTGAAGAAGTCGCTTGTACAATACTTGTAAACGCGATTTCTATGTCTTGCATAAAAGCAAATTCTTGCCAGAATCGTCATTGCTCTGAAATAAACCCACACAAACATAATATCAAGTGCAGAAGCGGTTGGTGTCCTGTTGTGGAAGAAAATGTAAAATGCATAACATCAAGACCAGAATTGACCGTTGGCAGAGGTGTAGGAAAATTGAATAATAAAGTGGTAGAGCTTAAACGAAAACTTGATATCTGAAATGGAGGATTATGACTAAGGATGAACGCAAAAAAGTAATCAAAGCTTTAGGGTTGCTGTTAGATGAAAATCCTGATAACTTTATCCCTGGAATAGATATCCTTTGGAAGATAATTTTTAATGAAAAGTGGAGCTCTCATTTACCAGGACCTGGTGAACCAACAATAAATATAACAAAATTGATGATGGAAGAGAGCCTGCCAATAAATTTAGATAGGCCCAGTTCGACCGGAAGATATGGGCAAGACGAATAAAGGAGATTTATGAGATTCTACAACCGCAGCAGCAAGGATATGGAAGAGATAAAAGATGAGTCTGTACAGCTCATAGTGACGTCTCCACCATATCCTATGATCAAGAAATGGGATGATCTATTCAAGACTGATAATTTTGGAATCCAACATTATTATCTAAATGAAACATGGAAAGAATGCAATCGAGTTTTGTCTGATGGCGGAATGCTATGCGTCAATATTGGTGATGCTACTCGGAAAGGAGATGACGGATTCCAATGTTGGCCTAACTTTGCTGTTCTGACATATTACCTATACATATTCGGGCTTGTGCCGCTTATCCCTATATTCTGGAAGAAGATAAGCAATAGGCCAAATGCATTCTTGGGATCTGGAATGCTGCCAACTAATGGTTACGTCTCTCAAGATCACGAATATATAGCCATCTTCCGCAAAGGGAATATAAGAAAGTTGATCCTAATAGATATGACTCCTCTTTTACCAAAGATGAGCGTGATCTATGGTTTAGACAGGTATGGAATATCCAAGGAGCAAGAGGAGCAAAAGAGACAAGTGCATTCCCTGAAGAAATACCTTACAGATTGATCAGAATGTTCTCTGTGAAAGGCGATACTGTTCTTGATCCATTTTGTGGAACCGGAACCACAATGAGAGTAGCGGAAGAGAACGGCAGAAAAGGCATAGGCTATGATATCATAGATTATATAAATGAACCTATAAGAAGGCCAAAAAGATAAATTCACGTTAAGGGGGAACAGATGACTGATGAAGATAAGAAAACCGTACCAAAGCTGCCAAGAATTCCTTATGGAACAATAGCGCTGGTAACAGATCAGAGGCTTATTTATTTTTATAACAAGGCTGGAAAAAAAGTAGGAGAACTTGATTTCTCTACAGGGCAGATCTTGTTTGAAGGGGCTATGGATGAAAGTTCCAATGCTTTTTTCTCGCTCCTAAAAGATGCAATTAATCCATTTTTAACAAAATAGGCACATACGGGGAACTCTGATGGACAGAATCATAAAATGGTTGCAGATATTGTTTTTGCTGGCAAGCGTACTCCTTAGTTCTATTCTGGTGTTTAACCATGATGTACTCCTAGGGACACCAGAGAAGAAAAAGTCCGTCAGCACATACATCGATATGGGCTATGCAACTGATCGTCCACCAGAGTTCCCATATGTAATAAATCGAAAAGGGGAAAAGAAGAGCAGAAAAGTTATGCCGAGAAGAATATCCTCTGGGCCAAACATTAACTAGCAGAATTCTAACAAGAAGAATTGGAATCCCGTATTCTGCCAAACACAAGAGAGCTGATATGGATAATAGAAAGGATACAGCAAAGAAAGGAAGACCGGAAGCAGAGTGGTCGAAGGGTCTCAAGATGAAAGGGGTCAGCATGCGTCTACCAGCAGAAGTCTGGCAGAAATTCAAAATCAAATGCATAGAGGATGGCGTGTCTTCTACTGAGAAGATATATCGTCTTGTGACAGACTTCCTATCGCATTAGTTTAAGCCGTCTTATTCTTACGCGATACGGAACTCAAGAAAAGAATGCAGAGAGCTTAAAATGATGTGTAATCTAATAGATCACATATGTCTTCGCACTTAAGGATTAATTATATGCAATCTAAAAAACTAACTGCTCGGGAGACATACAAAAAATGGTATCAGAATAATAAATCACAAAAACTAGAAAGAAGAAAAAAGCCTGGCAATAAAAGAATATATGTTTGTATCTGCCCGATGTGTGGAGATAAACACAAAAGAAGCATGAGGTGGATTGGTAGAGGAGAACACCCTAGGGTGAACTGTCCTATATGTAAAAATAAACCTTACACCCCAAATGTAGAAGATGTCGAGGGATATGGATCTGAGATACCGGATAATAAATAATGAATATAAAATTAAGAACTAGAGTTGAAACTCCACCAGATGTAGAAACTAAATCCTATGTCACAGAGTTAACATTAGGCGAGCTTTCAAAGCTTGTCGATATGTTTGAAGAAGATCCTCATTCGCCACCAGATAAAACCATCAGTATCATCGAAGGAACAAAACGGACGATAGAGGGCATGATAAAAGTCAGATATGCTTACTATAGCTCTTACCCTCATGAAGGGATAATATTATTAACAAATGTGACTTAATGTCGATTCAGGAAGGAGATTAGTTATGAAAAAAAGAATGAGCACAGAAATTGTCAATCTGGAAAAAGAAGATGTCGATAAGATAAGCTGCACTTGTGGTTGCGAATTATTCGACACCTCATTTAAGCTTGCTGTCTTGAGCAGCTTACATCCTAAGAATCCTGAAAAGGAAGATATGATTGTTCCAGAACAGGTATTCGTCTGCAGAAAATGCGGCGAGATTCTCGACACAGACAAAGACAACATAAAGAAACTTAAACTGGACGCAATGAAGAAAAAATGATATGCCACGTCTGCAATAGCGAACTTAAGCGCGAATCTAAAGATGTCTGGTATTGTGATCAGCCACACACTATATTTGGATCATTCCTTAAATGGATAGGATTGTGGGAACGCTATCTTTCACAAAATCGGAAAGGTGAAGTGATGAAATACAGAAACGAGAAATACAGAAAGGCCAAGCACGCGCTAAAAGATAAGCCAGCAGTAATCAAAGATAAGATAGCAAAGATCTTTGGAATTGCTGTTATTGTAGTCATATCGATTTGCTATTTGATTTTAGCAATAATGTTTTTATGGAGATTACTTTGATGAAAAAGATAAATTGGAAATGGATTCTCGGCATGGTGATAATCTGTACTTTGATATTGGCTGTTGTTCTGGTCACCGCAATCGGGATAGGCCTTAAGTTCTCAATCTTGCTTTATGGTGGCTGCGGATTGATTGCGCTCCTGTTAATCAAGGCAAACGATTTAATCAGCGATTAGGTGCCTGATCATGAAACCAAAGAAACTGTATAAATATAAGAAAGCAAGCATTTTCACAGGTAAGTGGCTCAAACGTCATCTTTCAAAACGGACCACCAGATTTCAGAAACATAAAAAAGGAAAAGAGAATGCCTAAATTTTCTACTTGTAGCGAAAAGGGATCATTCTTGTTTGTGTGTCCAGGTTGCTGGCAGACGCACCAAGTATGGACTGCAGAATCCGGCCCAAGGCGGCCAAGGTGGTCATTCAACGGCGATATTGATAGCCCAACCATATCTCCATCTCTGCGGGTTCGTTATTATAGCAGCGAGCAAGAGAAAGATGTGGTCTGCCACAGCTTCATTAAAGACGGCAAGATTCAATACCTTAATGATTGTACTCATGAACTGACCAGCCAGACGGTAGAAATACCCGACTGGAATGAATACTGGAAGGATTGATATGAAACTACTGAAATTCAAGACTGTGACTTGTGGAGAATGCGGGAGAGATATAAGAGTGCAGAAGACAGCAGGAGAAAAAGAATTGCTCGACGGATGGCATGGAGAATGCAAAGGTCCATTCTGTGGTTATCGATATTTTGAAGAAGTGCCACATAAAAGTCCACTCGGTGAAAATTTATGAAGAAGATGTCTGACGCATTGAGGATGGAAATTGAAATTGCCAAACGCAACGGATTCAGAATTACAAAATCAATCTGCATCGGCGATTGCAATGCAGAAGATGATCCTAAAAAATTTATAAAAACGCCACATAAGATAAAGGGCCACGCTCTCGCCTGTGTGGTGTGCGGATATAAGTTTGAATTGGTTGCACTACTGGATAGCAGAAAGGAGGCATAATGGTACCTGTAGCAAAAGTTGATATGGATTTTACTATCAACATGAGTCTAACTGAAGGAGAGGCAAGAGCATTAGAGGCAGTAATGGGATATGGGTTCGAAGCCTTCCTTGACTGCCTCTATAAAATGGGAAAACACTATCTCGAGCCACACGAAAAGGATTTGCAAAAACTTTTCAACAGCAGAGGCCAGCTGATCAGCCAATTGAACAGAATAGATGCAGCACGAAAAGCCTTTTTTGAAGATGGCCAGAAACCAGGGAGTTAAGCTATGATAAATTATATGTGTAAAAGCCCTGATACATCCTGTGGACAAGACTGCACTATTAGCTCGTCAAAAGATCTTTGCAAACCAGAAGATGTTAAGTTCCTAATCTGCCCTGCTGGATTCGATGCTGAATGGGAAGTGATACCAGAAATTCCAGAACTGATCAGACTTAGGCAGAGACTTGAACGCATAGCCAAAATCATATATGCCGTAGACGAGAGGTGTCTTGCTGCAGATGGACCTGTCACCAAAACCTTGCAAGAGATGACCGTTAAAGAAATGATCGAGATTTATAAAATTGCCTCTGAAAAACCAGAAGTAATTATTGGTGGAAGAATTGATGAGACTGATACCTTCCTTCTGAATAGCATCATGGAGAATATAATGGTCATTTGCTCCGAAGGAACTGAGTTTATGACTAGAACAGAAATATCTGATGCTGTGTGCAGAGAGGCAAGGAGAGCACATTATATCTGCAAGAGTATGGTTGATAACCCGAGATGAAAAGCGAGATGATATAATGTACAGAGTACTATATGCCAGAGAACAACTTGGCTATTACGCAATCAAAATTCCAAGCATAGAAAAGGATGCATCTAATATCAGATCTTATATCTCTGATGGAGATGCAGTCATTATCTGTAATAAACTAGAAGATATAACAGAAATGTTGAATGTGAAGATAGAAGATCTAACCGTGGTCCCGGAAGAAGGATGGATGAGCAGTGATGACTAACAAGGAGTCAACAAAATGAAAATGTCAAGATGGTTTAGGGTCATAGAAAGAGAAAAAATGAGAGTCACCTTAAGATGGAACCGCCACAATGCTGGTCTTGGATTTGATATCGGGAGCAACTTCTTTCACAACGGGGTGCCAACAAACTTATACTTAGAAGTAACACTCTTATGTTTGATATTCTCAGCAGAAGTGCGATGGGATAATAGGTTTGTATCCTTTATCCGGCCTATCTGGACATTCCTGATCATAATCATCTGGTGTGATATTGCATTTTTGCTTTATATATATCATGATATAATTTTTAAGATTATATACAGGATTCAGCTCTTCTCGCTATCAGTAATAGACATACTCTGGCAATTCTTTGTTGAACCAATTACCCGTTCTGACTCATTTTTGATCACTGTGGTCATTTGTGGAATCATAGTGATAGCGCTGGCAACAATACTCTTCGGATCATTTTTCAAGATAGCAAATACTTCAAATCACATAGTAACCAAGGAGGATTAATATGAATGCATCAAATTCAAAATTGCCAGGAAGCCCAAGCAATATGATTCACATTCCAGATCCTAATGATGTTGAATGCGAAGACAAAACATTTTGGATAGGCAAAACCAGCACGATAGTCCTATCTTGGGCCTATTCAGATTGGTCATTATGTTTCAACATAAGATTGAATTTCCCAGAACTGGATCCTATGGAAATCGATCATAGAATAAATTTCTATCTGGATATATCAATTCTGAAAGTCGGCATAACATTTGATATCGATTGGTACACAAACCTGTTCAGAGGGAGCAAAAAGCAATGAGAATATTCGCAGAAGAAGAGACTGGTTCAAAAGATTCCAAAATAGGAGCTTCTGTTATAATCATAGGGGAAAAGGAATCCAGAATATTACTTGATATGGTTGAAGAAGCTTGTAAATTGAATAAGCGAAAAAGGACTTGGACCGGCGTAAAGGAACAGTTGGATAAATCCTTGTGCTGCTACCGAGGATAAGGAGAAAAGATGGATAAGTCGCCATGTCTTTCCTGTGCTGGCAGCAGCATCAAAATGGGTGCCGGGAAAGCCATAGATGATTGCGTAACAGCGGACGATATTATGTTGATGGCAGGCGCAGGAAACTTCGCTGTAAACATAATATGGGATGCTATTGATTTTGATGATACAGCAATAGTGATGGATTCTGTATGGGATCAGTACATAAAGCTATCAGAAGAATTTGATAAACTTGAAGAATTCCTGAAAGCTTACAAACAGCAGAATAGAGACTTTTGTGCAGAATTTCTACACAGGCAAAGACAGCAATCTCTTGTCTACTCAAGGCCTATGAGCTTAAACTATCGCTGCTGCAGGTACTATCTTAGATCAGGATTCTCGAAAAGTGGATGGCTTGGCAAGGTAGCCAAAAGGAGAAAGGGAAAATGTGGAAACTCTAAATGATCAGGATGTTGATACCCTAACAAAACTTGAGAACCGTCTTATCACTATGCGTAAACGGGAAGCGGCGAACGCGAACTCAAGAATGATGATAGAAGAATTTTCAGAAGCAATAAAAAAGATTCACACTATCCGTCAGGATTTGCAAGCCCGTTTTAGGATGACAATTAATGAAGATATTAACCCTTTCAGATACAGTCTTTAACTT